CACACGGAATACGGACTAACACGCTTTCGCGCATACCTGCCGCCGGACAAACCCAAGAATGAACAGTTCAAAGTCGAGCTCAGCCTTCGAGACTGGCGGTGGAAGCTCACCGGAATTGGTCTTCCCGACAAGTTGCGCGTGCAACTGGCACAGGAGCTTGTAAGGCGTGAAAGCCACCCAGGTTAAACTCAGGTGTGAGCTTCCTGAGGTAAGTGGGTTTGCAGTGGGTTGCGCTGAGAGCCCGAACAAACAGGTCGATAGCCGTTATCAGGTTTTGGTTTTTGCGGTGGCTCAGGCTTCTGTCCTGGCACCATTTGATCAAGCAACTGCCCAATAAGACCCAAGGCATCCACCTGATCATCGTACTTGCCGGCAGGAAAGCTCAATAGCTCGCTCTTCACCTCAGGATACCAGGGCACACTGGTGGGCACATAAAGGCCTTCAAGGGCCATGCGGCCGCGGATTGATTGCGCTCTCACCGCCTTGTCACCGCGCGTAGGAAACTGCTGGCGATAGCAATAGGCTTTTCGCTCCCGCTGACGCCTATCGAGAGCAGGACCGACACCCGCACTGATCTGACCTTTCTCCTCGGCCCAACCCATCGGTTTCCATTCAAGAACAAGATCGCAGAAGGCCTCGATCCATTCGTCCGAGGAAGATTGTTTGCGCCAGCGGTCAAGAAGGTACATCCGGGCCTCGGGATCTAGCCCGACAACGAAATGCACCGTGTAGTCACCGCCGTCTGCTGTGACGGCATAATCAGAGCCGCCATAGATCCGCATGGTCTCTCTGTCTGGAAGCTTGTCGCAAGGCTTAAGCCAGGCAGCTTTGAAGTAGTCGCCTTCTTCTGGTGCAGGACGTTGTTGGTAGAGAGCAGCCCACATCATCGGTGTGGTTTCACGCTGACGAGCCCTCAGGAACGCTGCGTAGTTGTAACCAGCGGGATCATCCCAAAGATATTCGCCCGGCTTCCGGCCCAAGGGATCATTGGCCTCTGCAATGGCAGCGATGGAGATGACCCGGCCCTTGATCTCCTTACGCTCGATCTGCTCAAGCACCCGCCCGGCTACGTCCTCTTCGTGCCAGCGGGTGTTCATGAGGATGCGCTTCGCTCCAGGTTTTAAACGGGCCGAAAAGTCATCCACGTACCAATCCCAGCGCTTCTGTCTAACAGTATCGCTATAGGCATCCTCGCGAGATCCGAAGAGGTCATCCCCTACGCCAAGGTTGGCACGAAAACCTGAGATACCGACTCCAGCACCGACGCCGTAGTATTCGCCTCCTGTTGTCAGAGACCATCGTGCGGCTGCTTTGCTGTCCTCCGACAGAGTGACGCCGAGCACATTTGCATCTGTAGCAATGTCGTTGCGGACTCTTCTTCCCCACCTCTCGGCAAACTCGACGTTGTGGGTAGCTGCCAAAATGCTGTTTTCAGGATGGTTGGCCAAATACCACGAGGGGAGCAGAACTGAAACGTAAGTGGATTTGGCAGACCCAGGAGGTGCAAACAGCAACAGCACCTCATCTTCGCTTTTGAGAAACGCTTCGATCTCGCGGATGAAGAGCTGGTGATGGGGGGCTGGCTCAAAGCCCTTATGGCGGGCCCATTCGTTCAAGCTGTGGCGTATTGATCGTCGTTTTAGGAGTTCGGCTGCTGCACTTGCCGGATCAGTGTGCTTGTGCATTCACCGAAACCCCGTTCACCGCAATCGCAGCTAGCTCCTCGTCACTGATCGAGCTTGGATCGACTTTGGCTAAGGTCTGTGAGATTGGCTGAGTTGGTTTGCCGTAGCCGCGATCAAGCAATGCATTAGCGGCTGACACTCGCGCGGCTGGTGGTGCCTTCTCATCGTGCATGATGCTGGCAAGTGTGATGATCGCCTCGGGTGACTTCTGACGCGCAAGCTCCTGCACGTCGCTTAACACCTTTGGGCGGCCTCCTGGATTGCCGCTTACTCCTTTGAGAAATGGTCTTCCTTTACCTGGCATGGCTGTTCCTCTCTGATCTCAGGCAATGTGGTTTGTGGTTTGCGGGCAGCTAAAAGAAAGCCCCCGGCGGAAGGGCCGGGGCTAGAAACCGTCGAGATTCGTTTTGCAGAAGCGTCCCTCAACTCAAAGCTCTCTTTCAGCCGCCTCAGCTCGCCTCTGCCATGCCCGCTTCAGTTCGGCCTCTTCTTTGAGCCTGAAAGCTGTCATAGGAATGAGTTCCCTAAACTAGCTTGGGGTTTCCATGCACTGAACGATGCGAGCGATGTGCGTGATAAGAGTGGGCAAGATAAACGACGGATTCTCAGCGATGAAGATGAAGGCGATAATCGAGGTCGAGTTTGAAGCGAACGAGGATCAAGACGAGAGTGTCCTCAGGGCAGCGCTCTTCAGAGGGCGATCAGGTCTCGCGGAATCAATTGAGCATACTGGCATCAAACCCGGGTCGGTGAGGATAGAGATCACAAAGAGTGAAGTGTTGGACTGACATTCCCCAAAGGCAGAGTGTAATTGGCTTTGGATGGTTGAGGCTGCATCCTCCCCTATTAGTTATCCCTATATGAGATCGTTAGGGCGCATGGCCTTCGGCCACCGTGCTCTCGTGCTACGCATCGAGCCCAAGAGGTCTCGACCAAAGGCTTCGATCACTTGCGCGCTTCCCGGTCCTAAGCAGCGGCATCGCTGTCAACGTGTGGGCAGATGCCGTCATGCTCAAGCTGAGCAAGCAGAGCCCGCCTTACATACTCCGTCGGAGTCGTAAACTTCCGTCGCGCCATATCTCTCAAAGCGTCGCGCATCTCTTCTGGTAAGCGTAGCTCAAATGGCAAGCTGCGACGTGTGCTCTTAGGTCTTCCGCGCTTTCTCATTCCGCTGCTATCGCAAAGGCCGTTCCCCTCGGATAGGTGAGAATCCCGATTGTCGGTTTGCGCCATTGTTTGTTCCCTCCATTGGGGTTGATGTGAGTTTGGAGGCTTGCCTCCCTAATCGCTCTGCACTGGCGCTCTAGGCGCTCATACGGCGAGTAATCATCTTTCTCGAATATCTTGTGTCGCGGGATGCCGCTCAGCTTGCGGCCCTCCAACATTGCTGTGAGGTTGTCGTTATCCTCTGCGAGGATGCTGCTGGGGACCATTGACGGTCCCGTGTGCTCGAAAGGCACCGACTTAAGCTTTATCTCGTCCGTAGCATCAAACTTGTAAGTGTAGTCACGCGGCGGGTCAGCCGAAGCTCTGCCTCCTGGGTGCCCCTTCAGCTCGAACCTCGGGGTGAAGTTGGCTCCCATGTCAGTCCATGGGTACAGCCTGAAGCTCACCCGGCGTTGAAGGTAGTCCATACCCGGATTGAGGGTCGGGCCGTCGGTGCCGACAGTCTCGATTTCCTTATCGCCGGGATTGGGACCGGGAATGGTGAGCGACTGGTCGAAGATGGCCATGCCACCAGCAGCCTTGCCGCGGAACAGTCGGCGCCGGTCTAGGGCAGCATCGACGTGATCCATCACGCTGCGGCGGGGCTTGTAGACCACCCACTTCTCGCCCTCGGCGTTCGTGCCCTCCTCCTCCACCCCCATGTGGCCGGTGCGCGGGACAATGCAAATGAGTTCTTCCAGGTAAAGCCTGACGAGTTTCTTGATCCAGAAGTTGGCGTAGGTGCTGAAGGCCCACCCAGATTCCGGGTCGTACCGATCAGCCGCGATGAAGAGGACGAGGTTACCCATTGCCGTCAGCTCGTGGACAAGACCGACATGACTTAGGTTGGGTTGGCATTCCTTGGCCCAAATGCCAAAGGAATGGGGTGTCCGCCGCCACGCTATTTGGCCCGCAATAGGACCGACAATGCGAAGGTGCTTCTCTATAAGCTCACCCCTGCCAGCTCCCGGCGGCAGCGAGTTTATGTATTCGTCATAAACCTTATGCCAAAGGTTGCGCTTGGCTCGAACCTTTCGCCACGCAGCATCGTACAATTTCGGAAACAACCACTGACCCTCTTTGGCCATTATATATACGGCAAATATCCAATTTCGGACCCCAAGTCCGTACTTTTTCTTACGTCTTCTAAATGTTCCGGTATGGTTCCTTAAACTATACCCTCGGTCATGCCGCCGAGCCTCCGCGTTCGGGCATATCCTTCTTCAGAATCCCGCGCGCCACTAATCGAACCATGGCGCGCGTGACGTGAAGCTTAGGCCATACGACTATGTTATCCGCCGAACCCATCTCCTTCGCCCAAAGTAGCCACAAGCTCCTGAGAGACATCGGCCCGCGCGTATCTATCGTTCGCTCGAGCCACTCCTCATTCTCTTTCACGAGGCGCTCTCCCATCTTGATCATGCGCTCTCTCTTCGTGGTCATTCACTTCTCCTTCGCTTCCTCCAGGTCTCGTTGGCAGCCCTGTTGAGGATGGGGCGGCCAGAACCTTCCTCGTTCAGTTCAGCCATTACCGCCTCCTGCACCGCCGCGGACGAAGGCGGATTGTTGAGGATAAACACAGCGCCCGAGATATGGCGCTGAACCCTCTGTCTTGCAGCGAGTTGGTTTGCAGGGTGGCTGATAGTTCTCTCTTCATGAAAACCCTTCGGACTCTCCACGTGGGGAGAGGTTGTCGTTTCGCTCTCCAAAGATGGGTTTTCATTTTGAGAGGAAAGCTCACACAGTGCGCTGCGCGCACTAGACCCACTCATATTAGAAGTACTCAAATAAGAAGTACTCTGTTTCGCACTTTCGCGCATACCCTTGCGCAGTTCTGCGCATACCCTTGCGCAGTTCTGCGCATACCCATCGTCCTTACGGCGAAGCAATTGAACCCTTTCATAGGCCGCAAAGAAGGGCTCCCAATTCACAATCATGAGCGTGCTCATGCTGTGCTCGTAATCGACGCGGCGTTCGACGGTTTCTATCAAGCCAAATTGCTTGGCCTTGGCGATGGCCCGGTCGATTGCCCAGCGGGATCGCCCCGTCCAAAGCTGGATGTATTTCCGCGATGGGAACGCGAACCCCCAATGGTCATGGGCAAGCTCGACGATACACTCAAGGAGGGCTTGCGTGTTCCCGCATAGATTCGAGATGCGCGGTATGCCACTTAGCGCCTTCCACTTAGGGCCTGGTGCAGGGTTTGGTTCAAGTTCGTATTCGTCGGCAATCTGCTCCAGTTTGTAGTCGTATGCGTCAGCCTTAGTTAGCTTGCTCATGACGTACCCCGCACAATGCGCAAGTCCGTCACGTTGGTCTCGCCAGCGAGGCTCGAGATGGCACGAGCAAACGCCTTCACGCTCTCGGGGGCAATGAGGAGGGTGCTCTCAGGATCACCAAGCGTGTCGCGCTGCGTGATGACGAGGTTGCCGTACTCGTCGATATAGGCCGCTATCGCTGCCTGATCGTTCAGGATGATACGGGGGTCATTCTGCCAGTTAATTTCCCTTGGCTCAGAGGAGTTGCCAGGAGGGTTCTGGTCGTTTATAGGCATGATTGCTCAGAGCCTTTCTGTTGTTACGAGCCGCTTCCCGCTCCAACGGGGGCGGCTCTTTCTATTTGGGGGGAAGTTCAATCGAGCGAACTCGCCATAGAGGCGGAACGCGGCTTCATCACGCGGCCTTACGGGCCGCAGTCGCGGCCTCGCGCTCGCGACGCCACTCTGCATCTGCCTCGGGCGTAATGAGACGGCGCTTGCCGACACGAAAGCTCACGCGGCCTCCGGATTACGGGTGGGTCTCGTGCGCTCCCAGGCGATCAAGTCAGCAAGTTTCCAATAGCGGTATTTGCCGATGTAGATCGGCGACGGAAATCCGAGATCGGGGTCTCGCGCCCACCGCCATAACGCCATGTCGGATCGACCACCGTAGCGGCGTCGCACCGCACGGGCGTCGAGATA